CCGTGTTTGCTGTCTTCATATACTAAACCTATTTTATCGTCATTCGTCGTAGCTGGATGCCATCCCCTCGATGTAAAAACATGTTCATAGCTAATTTGACCAGGACCCTTACCAAACCATTCAGAAAGAACAAGGTATGTTTTATTTTCTGATTTTAGTAAACGTTCAGCCGAATCGATGATGTGATTGATTAATAGTTCCATTGGTACTTCTCTTAATCCAACTCCATCATTAACCTCCAACAAATATCCATTGAATCTATCATCAAACATGATGTCGAAACCAAATAGCTGAACTGCATACTTAACTTCTGGGTATGTATCTGGTTTGAACGAGGTTAAAGTATCCCCGATGATTTCCCGAATTTGTTGATAGATGTTGTCATATTGTTGTGGGTACATAGCGCGTAATTGAGATAATGATCCAATCCGATTTTTAATGTAATGCGTGTCATGGATTCCTTTGTTTGAATAATCTCCCTTCACATATGGTAACTCAGCCGGATATATGAAAATTAGTTCGGGATCCAAAATATATTGACCATCAGTCCCGAATGGGATGTAAATTCTGAGATGAAATTTGTATTGTTGAATGATGCCACCATCAGACACAGCCCAAAGTAGAGGATTATCAATATATTCAGATACAACATATCGGGTGTTTGGTTTTATCCCTTCCTGCAATTGATTAATTGATTGTACGATGAAAATACCTTTACCTCCGAAGAACCAACGTTCGACTGGTCGCACAATCCAGGTTCTAGGCAGTTCTCTTGAGAACTGCGCAGGTTCGGGGGTTTTGTCCCAGGTTCTAGGAGTAGAAGTCGAACCAAACAATTCCACTGCTAATCTGTCTATTATGTTTTGGGTTGGATTTTGATCAATATCATATTGCTTGGTCATGTGTTTACCGCCAATGGTTTGATATAATTTAGACTTATCTGCAATTAACGCTCTTGATTCACCCATGGTTGTCTTAACAATGGTCGGAAGCTTGTAAGTGCCTCTCTCAGGATTTTTACGATTCCACATTAAGTAATTCCCGTCCTCGTATACGAAAGTTGGGACCCTACCATCGGGGTTCTTAATCCAACCTCGTTTTTCGAATATATCTACAACTTGACTTGGTTCATACTGATCAGTACGAACTATATATGTTTTAGCATCAGGTGGTACTGTCGATATCGTAAGGGGTGATGAAAGCGATTCACCGATTCCGGGCAATGTTATTTGACGTGGCAGTTGTTCAACCGATCCTTCGGGTCCACCTTCAAAAAGTATAGGGGCATCCCCAGATAGTATTCCAATATCTTGGAATTGTATTTGTGTCTGTTGGGACCTAGATGGGCTTCCAATTCTCGGGGGTGAAAATGGTCTACGTCCGGGTGTCAAAATATCTGATTCAGGTGTATTAATCCTCGTAATAATGTCCCGACTGGGAAGCGATGTAAATGATTCAGTCGGTTCACTGATATATTGTCTGGATGCTTTACGAATTACCGGATTATCAGGTAAATTCCAGTATAATAAAGACCTTGACAAATCGTATTTAGGTAGAGCAATATTATGGCCGCCCAAATATCTGATAATGTTATTACCGGTTGCGATTTGGAGATCGATATTAATATTATTCTGATCTCGGAGATATTTGACAAAATCATCGGTCAGGGTTCCATCAGTAAATATCTTTGTGACATTGATATCATCATTGTACGAAGAGTTGACTTTTCTCAGGATACCGGTGAATATATTAACCTGATCGGATCGAGGATATTTACATATCACATATCGCTCTGAATTACCTGGACGAGATGACATAGGTTTGAATATGTTAAACTCCTTATACGATGCAGCCATTATGAATAACACTTCAGCCATCAGAGTAGTAACTGTATCGAAAATCTTGCAAACGAAAACCCCGTTTTGACCGAGAACAGATAAAGATACCAATAACTCATTGATTATCAGTCGAGTTGATAAGAACTCTTGTCTGTTGAAATCATCGCCGGATGAAACATCAAAGCCACCATCTGCCATCACCAAATCAACACCTCCTGTATTTTTGCTTCTAACCTGTCCTGAAAACCAATCAGCATTTGTATAAAGATTACCGGTATTATCATCCCCATACAAAATATTAAATCTTTCCATATCGATCTTTTCTCTATTCCATTCCAACCCCCCTTTTAATGACATACCCCATCCATATGATACAGGGAATCGATATTGAATGTATTGGCTAAATCCACCAGGGGCCGATGCAATATCACAAAAGTTATAACCCAATTTTCGATCCAGATTGGTGTTTTTACCAGAAGGGGTCAATGATTCTATTTCCAATAATTCTGACATAGGTACAGATGGATCCAATGGTCCCACTTCTTGAGGTCCCAATAAACCACCCTTGCGCTGAGTGAAATTAAAAATAGCATCGATGTTTGCGATTTTGACTGACGCTCTATTCATGAATATCGAGTTACCGATATTCTCAAATGGATTAGTAATGTTCCTTGCAATTTCAAACTTACGATTTTCGGCATGACTGAACATATCCTTAATACGAAGTAATTGCTCATATTTGTCAACATTTACTAGGGAAGGACTCGGCGATAAATTTTTGACTTCATCGACAGGATGTGTTTCGATCTTGACTACGACGTGGATTGATTCATTTAGAGTGAATGGTTCCGGTTTGCCTGTTGGATCAAATGTATCATCAGGACTCAGTTCTGAAGTAAAAGTATCCTTAACTCGACACAGATCCACTGTCGGGTCTAATTGTGTAATGAGAGCATTATAGTATTGAGCGGTGATTTCAGGTATAGATGTTGTAAAAGAAGGTGACAATGTCATCTGTTTAACCGAAGTTAGCCCTTTACCATTGGGATCAATTTCTTTCCTAGACAGATAAAGTTGAGCAATCTCCGGGTGAAACTTTGTCAACAAACGATCATTAACAGATGGACTGATGGGGCTACTCCAAATACGGATTTCATCATCTGATCCAACTTTTTTCCAAATCCAAACAGGCGAGGTGGGCCCATCACCCCCAACCCCTATAACACCTTGATACGAACTATTTTTAAGATATTGTTCAATAAAGAGCAACATCGGCTCATTTATACTGTGACCTCCGACATCACCCATATGTATGGCTAAATATCCCCCGAACTTAAGGTTATCCCATACTTTAGATAATGATTCAAAAAGGAAACCAACCATCCATTCGTTAAAGTTTGGAAATTTTTTGACGGATTGTGTTGATTTTTCTGAGTATATTTCGATGTCGAAAAAGGGTGGTGATGTAATACAAATATCAAAGGGATCTTCTCCCGACAAATCCCCTTCCTCAAACGGTTTATAAATAACTCGATGACGATTTACGTCACCAAAACCACTAATCATCTCATCATGTCCTGTTTTCAAATCAATATTAGGATCATACCCGAGATAGTCACATCCATGTGCAATAGCCCCAAGAAGACGATCACCCCATCCAGATGAAATATCCAACATTCGACATCTAGATGTCGAAGATGTCGATATCAAATCGGGTACAAGTATTTGGAGGAGTCCTCTAACCCACATTAATTTGAATAGACCTGGATCCCTGGATATGGAGAAAACGGAATCCCTAATATTCCTATATATGTAACTGGGGAATGATTCCACCATATGTTTTACAATTCTCATGGCACAATCCCGATTGTTCCAACATTCTTCCGTGGTAAAGGATTTATCTTTTTTCTTACTCCTTATTCGTTGACCTTCTATATATACATCGGTTAAACCATTAATTTGTTGATAATCTGGGTAATGGTTCGAAATGATCTGGACGTAACCATTGGTTCCAGATCGTTGATTAAATGTAAATGTTGGAGGCATGAACAGTTTATGAGGACTGTGATATGATACAAACTTATCATAACGTTCATTTACAAATGATACGTTCGAGTTTTTGTAATTATCCATCATAACATGTTTGGGTGGTATGTATAGCCGTGAATATGGAAATTCTAAGGATTTGTCAATTATCCATCCTGTGATAGTTTGTATTAAGGTCTCTTTGGTAATACCCTCTTTATACATATCACTGAAGTTTTGGTCAGCCATTGAATAAGTCATCAATTCATGGTTACCAAATTTTTTAGTGTGTTTGAATCCTGCTTTTTCGTGAACTCGGATTGACCCCCAATTAGTATCCTTGATATATGAATAGTAATCACTTTGATTTGGAAAAATTTTATTATATTCTTTGATTGCTTGTTTAAGAGATTCGGTAGCGTATCCTTGGCCTTTTTGATTTGGATCTATCAATATCGAAATAAATGGACGTCCTTTATAGAATCTTTCTGTAGGCGATGGTATGAAATCAGTTCTAAATCCAACGATTCCGATAGTTTTATTTGATATGACAATCTTGTAGTCTACTAATCCAGTCTCCAAATAATTTTCTTCTGAGAAATATTCCAGATATCTCAAGATCTTTTTATCATCCCAGTTACAACCATTACGTATCCATTTAGTTATTTCTTGATTGCGGTACAAATAAGCAACATCATCAAAATCAGTTAATCCAATTATTCTACTTAAATAGATTTCAGGAGACGAGTGTAAAGATGACATCTTTGGATTTTTGAATGTTATTTATAATTGGATTTGCTATCAATATTCCTCGAAAAAGGAAAATAACCTAAATTCGATATATTTTGGTCCATTGAAAATTAATAGTATCAAATAAAAAACTATATCACTTACCGAAAAAAAAACCTTATATCACATCTTATTTATTATGACTTGGATACTATTCATATTATTGGTCATTTTATTAATACTTGCCATAGTTTGGTGGTTGACCTATAAAGCTCTGTTCAATCCAGATAGGGAAATGCATACATATCCTCATCATCATTACGAAGATCTATATTTACCTATAGAAGGTGATCATCGTAGATGTTACAGTAAGTATGATAAACCTAAAAAACCATGCCTAAATATGTGGTATTTCGACCAAAATCATCAAGATTATATCAATAACTATTCGAGTCCTTTACAATCTCCCATCAACAGACAATATAAACCATTCCCCCGTAGAACTGTCCTATTTTTCCATGGAAATAGTGGAAATATCTCACATCGAGATTATGTAATTGACGTCTGTCGGGAATTCGGTCTCGATCTATTGCTAGTTGATTATAGAGGATATGGAAATTCTGACGGTATTCCTGGACCAAGGGGAATTAGGAAAGATGCTATTATCGCATATGATTTCCTAAAAACCAAATGTGATCCACAAGATATTATTATTTGGGGTGAAAGTCTTGGTGGTAGTGCAGCCGCTTATGTTGCATCACGACGGAGATGTCGGTGTTTGATATTGATTAGTACTTTTTCTTCATTAGAAGATTGTATTTTCGATTGTTCACTACCCAAATGGTTTAAAAATCCGGTTGGATTTTTGGTTAAGTTGACTGTTGAACCAATTCCATCTAAGAATTGGATGTATAAAATGCAATGTCCCGTTGTAGTGATTCACAGTGAGGAAGATGATCTCATTAATTTCTCAAATGCTGAGAAATTATACGATTCGGTCAAACATGATTGCAAAATGTTGGTTAAGATCAAAGGAAAACATTCATCCCCTGTCATCACAGAGAAACAGCTTCAGGCTGTTTTCGAATTCGCCGATATTGATACTTGTAAATGTTCTAACGAGAAAATGTGTGAATTGTTAGACAATATTAGAACTGTTGCATTTAGAAAGGGATTATCTGAGGATGTTGGGTTCCAAGATCCATCCGGTCATTAGAACTTGTTTCTGATTTCACCAATATTTGACACAGTTAACAACTTCCAAAATTGACTGTGTCAAATATAGATTGGTTTTTTCAAATGATGCAATCTATTCAAGAAATCCCAAATAACCTCGGTCTACCGCATAATTGGAGCCTTCTCCATCTATTTCGATTCGCTGTAATATCTTATAATACCCTATCCGAGTGAGTTTACCAATAAGGTTTTAATATCAGATGAACTATTAACATTTTGAAGAGTAATAGTGATAAGGGATGTTCCCCAAGATAGAACCAACTGAATAGGTGTCAGATTGAAATTGACTTGGTATGGGTGTAATCCTGTCAAAAATGGCCGGGTTGAATTATGGACAGTATGGATTTATGTTTTTTTCTAAAAACATAAATATTTTCAATACATTAATATATACACCAATATATTTTGTTGTTTACCCATATTCAAATCTACAGATTTGAATGGACACCTATCTAGTCACCTCTATCCACCCTCTCTAGAATACAAAACATTTGTAACCTCGATTATTTACCATATGTGACCTATCTTTATTATTCTATTAACTTGCGGTATTAACTTCCTGTACTTCTAAAAAATTAATGATGTCATACCATTTTAAAGCATCGAGATTTTTAAAATCTAGGTCTTTTCGATTGGCTCGGATTGGCGATTCTAATTTTTCCAACCATCGCAACACTGACAATTGTCCATTCTCAGCCGCTTTGTTCGCACCTTCTTGATCTGGATAAATGGCCGGGTTTAATGAGGACAAAAACATCAACGTATCTAAATCACCAGCAGTT